CAGGGGAAGATCAATTCTCTGGTAATGTTGGAACAGCTTAAAGAACAAGTAGAAGAAGCTACGAAAAGAAAAGAGGAGAGCAATGCCTAAAAATTGGAATGAAGAATATACTGGAGGATATAGATTGGGAGTACCGCAAGATACAAGAACTATGTCTTCATCAGAATTAGGAGCTATGCTTGTAGAAAAAGCCAGAGATAATTATCTAAAACGAAAAAAAGAAGAACAAGAAGAAAAAATGATGATTGGTCGTAAAGATCTTAAAATGCTAACAAAAATGGGATTAAATCCTTCTGAAATGTCAATAGACCAAGTTAAAATAACTCTAGATATGATTGAGTCAGGTATAGTAGATCCAAACTATAGAATTGAAAAACAAGAAGGTGGTGAAGCAGTAGAAGATCAAATGGCAGGAGCAATGAAAGAAAAAAATACTTGGGCAAAAACATCTATTGAAACCAAAAGAAGATATGGTAAACAAGAAGGTGGTGAAGCCGTAGAAGGTCAGATGGATGATCTTATGATGATGCCTGAAGAAGAAGAAATGGTTCCTGACGAAGAGATGGAAGATAACTACATAGATTTTATAGTCGGTGAGTCTTTGACTCCCGAAGACGAAGAATATTTACTGACTGCACTTGAACAAGATGATCGACTAAGTATGATCTTTGATCAAGTTGTAGAAACAGCTTCAGAATTTGCAGGTTCTGGACCCGTTGAAGGTCCGGGAACTGGAATGTCCGATTCGATACCTGCAAGGTTATCGGATGGGGAATTTGTTATAACATCAAAAGCCACAGAAGAAATTGGTCCTGATAAGTTGCAAGACATGATGGAACAAGCTGAAATGGATGCTGATGCTAGACAAATGAGACAAGAAGGTGGGTATGTAACAGACATCGAGGAAGAAGAAGATGTATCTATTGGAATGGCTTCTCAGCCTAAAGTAGTTGGACAGCGCTTAATGCCTGAACAATTACAAGACAGAGAAAACCAAAAAAATATGATGATGCTTAATCCTCGTAACACCTTACTTGCTCGTAGACCGTAGAGCCACCTGTCCTAGTCAGACAGCCCTCTACATTTTTAAAAAAGTAAAATACCTTTTGATGCCACCTTATTTAGGCAAGCACTTATTTAGAAGACGTTCTTGGAATAAGCCACCTTGGTAGAGTAAGCACAGAGGAAAGGAGAGTAAAATGACTGACAATGAAAATGTAGCTTCTACTGAAGAAGCAAAAAATGAACCCGTACCTAATCCGTATAATAGGAGAAAATCTTGGCATACGGAAGATGTTATGCCAACAGCTAATGTTGATAGTGCTAATAGTTTATTTGTAGAACCTAGAACACCTGTACAACAAACAGAAAGTGAGGAACCGCAAGAAACTAAACAAGTATCTAAAAATGAAGCATATAAAAAGCCTGACTATAAAAAAAGGTACGATGACTTGAAAAGGCATTACGATAGTAAGCTTAACGAGTTTAGACAACGAGAGCAAGAACTTATTCAAGAAGCAACCGCTTCAAGACCTGAGTATCAAGCTCCTAAAACTGTCGAAGAACTTGAACAATTTAAAGCACAATATCCTGATGTCTATGATGTGGTTGAAACTGTTTCACACTTACAAAGTGAAGCCAAAGTCGAAGAATTAAATTCTAAGATTGCGTCTTTACAAGAAAGAGAAGCAGCAGCCCTAAGAAAAGAAGCAGAGTCAGAGCTTTATAATAAGCATCCTGATTTTGCAGAACTTCGAGACAGTGATGAATTTCACGATTGGGCAAAATCTCAACCTGAAGATATTCAAGCGTGGGTTTATAACAACCCTAATAATGTTGGTTTAGCAAGTCGAGCAATCGATCTATTCAAACAAGATATGGGTATTACTTCTCAAGAGAAACAACAAGCTCAAAGGAAGTCAACGAGTTCAAGCTCAAAGGCTGCGGATATGGTATCTACAAAGACGACTACTATAGATGCTACAGCAGAACCTAAAATTTGGACTCAAGAGGAGATCGCAAACCTATCTATGGATGAGTTTGATCGTCTCGAACCAGAGATAGATCGAGCTATAGACGAAGGTAGGGTTCGTGGTTAAAATAATAACTTTTAACATTTAAAGGTGAATTAAATGGCTTATAATCAATCTGATGCTTTATTCGAGCCGTCAACTGATACTGATGCCAACTTTGCGAACTCCGTAAGTGGACAAACTAATTCCTTCTTCTTACCGAAGGTTTATTCCAAGAAGGTACTTAACTTTTTTAGAAAAGCCTCAGTAGCAGAAGCAATCACTAATACTGATTACTCTGGAGAAATTAGCGCTTACGGAGATACTGTAAGAATCATCAAAGAGCCTACGATTACTGTTTATCAGTATGAAAGAGGACAAGATGTTACTCAAACAAAGTTGACTGACGTTGAAGAAACCTTAACTGTTGATGTAGCTAACGCTTTCAAATTCAAAGTAGACGACATTGAGAAATCTATGTCTCACGTAAACTGGAAAGAGGTTGCTTCCTCTTCTGCAGCTTACGCTCTTAGAGATGCTTTTGATGAAGGTGTTATCGCTGAAATGTTTAGTGGAGTATCTAGTTCTTCACCTGACCATGTAATTGGTTCTGACAGTTCAACTGCTGATGCTACTATGACTCACGCAACCAACTCTGTTGACTTGCTTGGTTCTGATGGCACTGGTGTTGACGCTGTTGACCTTATGGCTAGAATGGCTAGACTACTTGACGAGCAAAATATTCCTGAAGAAGGAAGATGGTTCCTAGCTGGTCCTACGTTCTACGAAGAACTTGCTAAATCAAGCTCTAAACTAATGTCAGTAGACTACAACGGCGGTCAAGGTTCGTTGAGAAACGGCTTAGTATCAAGCGGAAAGCTACGTGGATTTGATATGTACAAATCTAATAACATTGCTAGTACATCTAATGCTACTGGTAAAGTTTTGGCTGGACATATTTCGTCTACTGCTACTGCACAAGCTATCACACAAACTGAAGTGATCCGTGATCCTTCAAGCTTTGGTGACATTGTTAGAGGTCTTCACGTCTATGGCGCTGATGTACTTCGAGCAGAAGCTCTAGTAGCTGCTTTCTTTGTAATTGACTAATCGTTAATTAAAGCAATAAAACGGTATGTGGGAAGGACATACTATAAGTTCCTTCCCCATGCTCAAAAAAGAGGAAACAAATGCCACAGATAGGAAACGATGACAATCCTGTAGTTTTTAAAAACAAGAAAAAAGGAAACAGGAAATTAGGTCTAGCAGGAAAAAGAATGAAGATGACTAGACAAGAAAGACAAACATACAATAAGAATTTTGATAGGATTTTTGGAAAGCCCCAAAAGAATTTTAACAGACAAAAAGGATAGACAATGAGTTTGTATGCCAATATAAATAAAAGAAAAAAAGCAGGAATAAGTAGATCAAAAAAAGATTCTACAATAACACCTGAAGCTTACGCAAATATGGAAGCAGGTTTTCCTAAGAAAAAAAGAAAGAAAGCGTATGGCGGAGGAAAACAAAAAAGAAAAATGTACAACACAGGTGGTTACGCTTCTATTTCAGATATGGAAAAGTCTTGTGATTCTAAGGCTAAAAGTTATAAATGAAAGTTAAAGCACCTAAAGGATATCATTGGATGAAAGCTGGTAAAGGCTACAAACTAATGAAACACACAGGTAAGTACGTTCCTCATAAAGGAGCAAGCTTATACGCTAACTTTGAAATACAGAAAAAACATAAAAAATAAAAATGGCAACTACTTATTTACAAGCTACAAACGAATTACTAAGAGAAATAAACGAAATTGTTTTAACATCTAGTAATTTTGCAAATGCGATAGGCATTCAACAACACGCAAAAGATTGTATCAATAGAGCATACAATGATATTGTTACATCAGAGCCTCGTTGGTCTTTTCTTGCTACAGGAGAAAGTGGAGCAACAGATCCTTTTTATGGTAATGTATATCTTGAAACGGTTGCAGGTACTAGATGGTACGAACTAAAAGAATCTTCTAGTTCATTGACAACTGATTACGGAGCAATAGATTGGAATGATTTTTATTTAACAACAATTGGTGTAAGCGGAGCATCTACACCTTATACAAGTCGTAACCTAAGATATGTTACGCTTGAAGATTGGAAAGATTTTAGAAGAGAATCTGAGAATATAGATGATACAGATTCTCAAAACTGGGGAGAACCTAATGTGGTTTTTAGAAGCCCAGATGGTAGGAAATTTGGATTAAGTCCTATTCCTAAAAAAGTTTATAGAGTTTGGTTTTTTGCTTATGATTTACCAACAGCACTAAGCGCACATGGAGATACTGTTGTATTTCCTGATGTATATGTTCCTGTATTAATTGCAAGAGCAAGATATTACATGCATCAGTTTAAAGAAAACATGCAAGCAGCAGCTTTTGCTTTGGATGATTATAAAAAAGGATTAAGACAAATGAAGTCGAATATGTTAAGCCCAGCGCCTAAATATATTACAGACGATAGAGTAAGAGTAGTTTAATAATGCCAGCAAGTCAGCCATATACAGTTCCTTGTATTGGAGGTTTGTTTAAGTCAACAAATGCTATTGACTTATTAAGAACTCCGGGTGCAGCTACGGAACTAAGAAACTTTGAAGTTTCTACAGAAGGTGGATATAGACGCATTAATGGTTTTACCAAGTTAGGTACAACAAATGCAGTACAACCTTCTGGAAGCAGTGACACATTATTGGGTGTTACACCATATGGAGATGGGGTAGTAGTTTGTGTAGGCACTAATATTTATTTTAGTCAAGACGGAATTACATGGCTACAAATAAACAGAGCTTCTGTATCAGGTAGTGGTGATAACTATTCAACTTTTACAGGAAGAAGTACTCTAGCTAGAACATCACAAGGACAGATTAGTTTTTCTATGTTTGATGGTGCAACTTATGATTATGGGTTGCTTATAATAGCAGACGGAGTAAACGAGCCTTACTATTTTAGAATGGAAGGTACAGGTAATTTAAGTACTAGAACTTACTATTCAGGAGAAATTACTGTAAACAGTACTAAAGGTGTTAAATATGTAACAGTACATGACAAACACTTAATAGCTGCAGGAGTAGAAGATAATTTAAATACTGTTTACTATAGCGGAACTTTAGATCCGACAGACTTTACAAGCACTGGTTCAGGCAGTATAGTAATAGAAGATCAAATTTCAGGAATTAAAAGTTTTCGTAACGAGTTATTTATATTTTGTGAAAACTCAATATTTAAATTACAAAATATAAACGATTCTAATAGTATAGCTGTAATACCAGTCACAAAGAACGTAGGTTGTTTAAGTGGCTACAGCATTCAAGAGATTGGTGGTGACTTATTATTTTTAGCACCAGACGGTTTAAGAACGGTTGCAGGTACAGCAAGAATTGGTGACGTTGAGCTAGGTACAGTTAGTAAAGCTATACAACCTTTATTAACAGACTTAGCAGATAACATAAATAGTTTTACAATTAATAGTATTGTATTACGAGAAAAATCTCAATACAGATTATTTTACAGAGATTCTTCGTTACAAGCGTCAGACCAAAAAGGAATTATAGGAACACTTAGACCAGAAGGATATGAGTGGTCTGAGACAAGAGGACTAGAAGTAACAGCCATTGGATCAGGATTTGATAACAACGGAGTAGAACAAGTTTATCATGGTGCAAGAACAGGGTACGTTTATAAACATGATAACGGAAATGATTTCGATGGCACTACAATTCTAGCAAGATATGGTACTCCTGATTTTGATTATGGAGATTTAGGAACTTTAAAAACTTTACAGTATTTAAAAGTTTCAGCAAGCGCAGAAGGTGTTGTTGAACCTGATGTTCAAGTTAGGTTTGATTATGGTAATACAGATATACCACAACCAAACTTATTTGACTTAGGAACAATTGATCCTCCTGCATTATTTGGAGATGCATTATTTAATACTAACGTATTTGGAGGAGCAAGAAATCCTTTGGTTAGAATAGCATTACAAGGTAGCGGACACAGTAATAATTTTACATTTATTAGTGAGGATTCATTACCACCTTACACAATAAATGGATTATATATAAATTACATGCCTTCAGGAAGGAGATAAATTAAATGGCACAAAGTTATACAAGACAAAGTACATTTGCAGATGGCGATACGATTACTGCAGCATTATTTAATAATGAGTACAATCAGTTAGTCAACGCATTTACATACAGTTCTAGTAGTGAGTCAAGCACAGGACATAGACACGATGGCACAGCAGGTCATGGTGGTAACATACATACAATTGGTGACTTAGACTTTCTTAATAAAATTGTTGTAGATACTACAAATAATCGTTGGGGATTCTTTGTACAGGTTTCTAGTTCTGCTGTCGAGCAAATGAGACTGTCTGATGGAGTACTTGCTCCTGTTACAGACAGTGATGTAGACTTAGGTACTTCTTCTTTATATTGGAAAGATGCATATATAGATTCAATTACTACCACAGGTAATGTTTCAGTTGGTGGTAATCTTACAGTTACAGGTACTACAACTTTTAATGGTGGTACACTTACATTAGGTGATGCAGCAGATGATAACGTAGTCTTTGGTGCAGATGTCAACTCAAACATTATTCCTAATACAGACAACGCATACGACTTAGGAAGTTCTTCACAAGAATGGAAAGACTTATATGTCGATGGTATTGCATACTTAGACGGTATTAACTTCAACGGTACAGCAATTACAGCAACGGCTGCTGAACTTAATATTATGGATGGTGTCACAGCGACTGCTGCTGAGATCAACGCACTTGACGGAATTACATCTACTGTTGCAGAATTAAATATATTAGACGGAGTAACCTCTACAGCAGCCGAAATAAATTTATTAGATGGTGTAACTTCTACAACTGCTGAACTCAATATATTAGACGGTGTAACAGCTACTG